TTTCGATGGCCTTTTCGGTTGATATTTTTCCGCTCTCAACCTTAGCGGCTATTTTTGCTTCGTCGGCCAATCTCTTTTGCTCTTTTTCGAGCATGTACTTTTTAGCCTTCTCCTTAAGATTGATTTCCGCGTTCTGGCAATTCTTGATGTATGGATCGTACTGATCCCTGGCCTCGGCGATAATCTTTTTTGCCGGGGCGACGTACTTCTCTTTTTCCTGCTCGATATACTTTTGGAGCAGTTTGACGTTCTTGATTTTGTCCGAGACGATATTCAGCTCATCGTCGTTGGTCACTTGGAATTCTCCCATCATTTTTTCCATCCCGTCCACCTTCTCTTTGACGATTTCCAGTTCTGATTTCTCGGATTTGACGGCTACTTTCTCCTTTTTTTTGATTTGCTTCTTTGACATGGTTTTTTTGGTTCTTTAGTTAATAATTTCTCGACCTTTATTTGCGGCTCAACCCCTGTCGCTGGGCGACTCGCCGGGCGAATATTCCGGCTTACCGCGTTTTACCGGCGCCTTGGTCCGAAAACTTCTGTCGGCGTCGTTGAATATTTTTTGAAAGTTGCCCATTCGTCTCCGGTCGGCCAAGTTATCCTTTCGCCTTTCGAGTAAAATCTTATCTTATCGTTTACCACCACCGCGATCACGTCGCAGTTTTTCAAAGTCCTTGTCTGCGTGGCTTCCTTTTTGCTGGCCGTCAGAACCTTGACCCTGATAAATCCGTTGACTCTTAAATCAAAAGGCAACCCGCCGATATCGGTCACTCTGTAATTCCAAGTCCAGAGAATTTTCTTTATTAAGTTTTTGGCCGCTTCTTGTTTCATGGTAATTTCAATATAAATGATTCATACAACCTTGTCAATAGCCTTCCCATCACCGGCCTTCTTTTTAAGCCTAGCCAGAAATTCCCTTTGGGCCGACTGTTCGATTTCTCCTCCTTCAAGGATCCTATCCATGACGTGCTTTTTTGAATTCAGGATGTCGATGATGTCGTCCTCGATCGTGCCCGGGCAGATGTAGTAATAAATATTGACCGTTCCTTTTTGCCCGATCCGGTGTGCCCGATCCTCGGCCTGGTTGTGGATCTCCGGACTCCAGTCCATGTCGGCAAAGATGACGATGCTGGCCGCGGTCAGATTGATCCCGACTCCGCCGGCTTTGATATTGGCGATGAAAACTTTTATCTTTTCGTCGTTCTGAAATCCGTCGACCGCCTTCTGCCTTTCGTGCATATCGTCGGCTCCGGTCAGCGTCACGTTCTTTACCGGTCCGTGAAGTTTGTCTCCGACCTTCAGCGTCTCAGCCAACTGTTTTATAGTTTCGGTATACTGGCTGAAAACGATTACTTTTTCTCCCTGCTCCACGGCGTTCCTGATATCGGAAACGATCCTAGCTATTTTCGCCTGCGAGCAGACCTGCTTTAATTTTTGGATCTCGACCAGTTGCCTGGCTAAAAGAATATTGTCGATGTTTTTCTCAGGCATCGGATTTTTGGCCAGCCAGTCAAGGTAAGCGTCCCAGGCCGTGTCGTAAGTTTTCTGCCATTCCTTGGTCAGCTCGCATTCCATGACCGTCACTATTTTTTCCGGCAGATTCAAAACTTCCTTTTTCTTTCGCCTTAAAACGGACTCTTTTATTTCGTAGCTTAATTGCTCCAAGTTGGTCGCGCCTTGTTCATTGACGAATCTTAAAATGCCGTGCCTGGTGTAAATCGTCTGCAAGTAAGCTCCGCAATACTTTTTGGCGAAAGCCGTCCTGACCTTTCCCAAAGGATGACTAATCGCCCTTAAAAGATTAAACAGTTCGATCGGCCTGTTCAAAAGCGGTGTCCCGGTCAAAAGATATACCTGCCTCATTTTTTCGGCGATGCCGGTTATCTTTTTCTTTCCGTTCGGTTTTAATGCTTCGTAACAGGGACATTTCTTTTCGACCGTAAATGCCGAGCAGGGGCATTTCATCCCGACGTTGCAGTGGCAATGCCCTTGCTCTATCGCCTCCTTTTGGACCTGTTTCACAGTTCTCCCGGACTGTTTGACCATTCCTCCGACGATGCATGCCGCCCGGATGCTCTTGCCTTTGATGTAATGCGCCTCGTCGAGAATTAAAGTATCGAAGAATTTTCTTTCGATTGATTCCTCGATTATGCCGAGTTTCTTTTCCAAAATATCGTAATTTATTATCAGCCATTCGGGGACGCTCGGCGCCACCCCTGCCCAGGAAGAATCGACTATCTCTATGCAATCGTTTGGGTATACTTCCTTGATTTCTCTCATCCAGTTTATTTTCAAGCTGGCCGGGCATACCACGACGGCTCCTCTGCCTGTTTGTTTGGCCGCGATAATGGCCATCCTGGTTTTTCCCAGACCCATTTCGTCGGCCAGGATTGCCTTACCGGTCTTTTTAAGGAATTCTATGCCGGACTTTTGATGTTCGAATAAATTATACTTTTGGTTTGATGACATAGTTTATTGCGTCGTTAAGTATCTGCTTTTCGTGAGCGGTTAAGAATTTCCGCATGATGTGATTTTCGTCCATCAGAATATTGGCCAAAGATTTGTCGGTGATCATGAAACCGCAACCTTCGGTCGGGCATTCGAAAATCGGTACCTTATCTTTTCTGACGTTAAGCCTGGCGTCACATTTCGGGCACTTCCCGAATATCAGATTTTGCCACCTTTTATGATTCTTGGTTTCCATGGTGTTGTTTCTGTTCTCTTTGCCTGATGCAATTGCCCCAATGCGGGATGAAGACGACCCTCATTTCACCCTCCTCGTCGATGCCTTGGACTCCGGCTATTTCGCAGGGCATATTTTTTCCGCCTTTGGTTTTAACCCAGCGGATCTGATCTTGTCCGCAAAGTTTGCACTTTGAAAAATTATTTTCCATGTTAGATTTTGCCGATGCCGGCCCTTAAACTGTCGTACCCGGTATCTATCAGAAGTTCGAAAATCAATCTTGCCTTTTCCGTATTGCCCAAAGTTTCGGCAAATTCCTTAACGGCTTTTCCATAGTTGAAATAGTCGCTTCCCCAGGCGCTCTTTGTCTTTTCGACTTTGAGTTCGTGCCTCTTAGCCACGTTCCTCATCAGATTACTGCTTGCCTGCTCGAGCGCAAGAGCGAGTAAAGCTTCGAGATGTTTTGCCGACAACGGCCACTTTACTTTAGCTAAAGCTCCTGTCAGCCGTTTTTGCTTGGCTTCTTTTTCTTTAATGGCTTTCAATCGTTCCTCTTTCCGGCGTTTCTTTTCGTTCGGGCTCAGGGCGTATTCGGTGCGCTGGTCAAAATGAGTTTTGCATTCCCTATTAGAGCAGATCTTTATTTCCCGGCCGATATTATTTCCCTGGACGATGATTGCCCCGTGCGTGCTTTCGCAGGCTTCTTTGACGTTCTTAATGACGATGTATTCGCTTTGAGACAATACCTTGACTCCTTTGACCGATTTCACTCCGTACTCGCTGGCGATCCTGGTCAGTTTGCCTGCCTTTTGCCGGAAGTTTATATAGTTCTGCATTTTCCTCTGCCAGCATTTCAGGTCCGTACAAAACCCTTCCTTGACCGGACCGAATAAACTTAAGCGGTTCGGCTGGCATTCCACGCATTTTCCGACGGCTTCCTCGAGTTCTTTTACTCCGACCCATGGCTGAAATTCCATCGGAGAATAAATTTCTGATTCGATCCATTCTTTCAGTTCCTTGATCGTCATCAGATTATATCTGTCAGTCGCGGCCTTAAGGGCTTTGGTTTGGTCCCCGGTCGAAAGCCTGGCGATCAAAACAGCGTGGCCGTCGTTTATTTTTCCGGCCCGGTAAGCGTCGGCAACCGGAGCAATGAGATTCGTCAAAAGCAGTCTTTGCCTGATATAGTCTTCCGACTTGGCCATTTTGGCCGAGATGTCAAAAATGCTTGATCCTTTTTTCGTCTCCAAAAGTTCCCGGTAAGAATTCCCTTCGTCCAACGGATGAATGTTTTTCCTTTGGAGGTTTTCAATGATCTGGGCCTCCCTGGCCTCGGTGTCGTCCATTTCGATAACCTGCGCCGGGATAGTTTCCAATCCTGCCTCTTTTGAAGCGGCCAAACGTCTGCCTCCGGCTATTACCTCATAATGAGGCCCAATCCCGGTTCGTTTGATGGTTCTGATCAGAATGGGCACTAAGATGCCTTTTTCTTTAATGCTTGCGACCAGCTCGTTGAATTCCGGGCCCTTGTTTCGGCCCGCGACGTTGGTCTTTGACTGCTCGATTTTTTCGATTTTGATGTTAATTAAATTCATGGTGTTTTGGTTCAGTTAAAATTAAGTTTCGGGAGAGGCCGAGCCTTCTATTGTCGGCTTCAGCTCATTTCACCGGAGACAGCAATATGGGGGATACATAGAGACCCTTCCGACACCCTCCGCTACCCCTCCCAAGGTTGCGGGCTTGTTAGCCCTTCGCCTTATCATTCCAGGTTGCCCTGCAATAATTAAAATTGAATGTCCTCGACCCGTAACTCTCCTTCGTCCTTTTCCTCGATAATCGGAATATCCTCTCTGCCGATTGCCTCAGGTCTTTCCTGAGTTTTTGGCTCCAATCCGTCCTTTTCCCTGGCCTTTTGGCCCATCTGCATATTCTCGACGATAATTTCGGTGGCGTAAGCCTTGCCCGTTCCGTCCTTTTTATCCCAGCTCTTGTAATCGATCCTGCCTTCGACGCAGATTTCCTGACCCTTCTTAACGTACTGGCTGATAGTCTCGGCCGTACGGCCAAAAGCCACGCAATTATGGAATTGCGCGGTTTCGACTTTTTCGCCAGCTTTGTTTTTGAAGACGTGGTTTGTCGCCAGTCCGAATTTGGTAACGGCCGTGCCGTTAGGAAGGTTCCTCAGTTCAGGATCCTTTGTGATTCGCCCTATTAAAATAACTTTGTTGAAATTCATGTTGGTGTTTTTGGTTCTTTAATTTTTAATCTTTGGGAGGCGCTCCGAGCTTTTTGACGCAACCGGGGAATTCGTTGGCCCATTTTACGTCAGGGTCGCTGATCATGGTCGCTACTATTTTTAACGTCGTATCGTAGTTTTCCATGGCCAGCATGGTACCTCCAAGCGTCAGTCCTTCGGGGATCAGTTTGTACTTTTCCCCGTAAGCCTTAAATGTCGACGGCTTAAATTGATACCAGTAATAACTCGGCGTGCCGTCTTTGTCGACCAGGTTTATGGTGTCGAGTCCTCCTCCCCGTGATTCGCACCACTCGAGTGCCCCTAACCATGACCGTTGCCGGGCCGTCAGATGCTCCTCGACAAAACTTTTAACGATTTTTGTTTCTATCTTTGTAAATGATCTATTTGAAATTATCCCTATGGCGAAACCTACCGCCAGGATCGCCGCCATGGCGATCGCTTTTTGATAGTTTTTCATATAGTTCCGACCGCTTGGCCGGTACCTTTATTCTACCATTTTTGACCTTATTTCGCTACCTTAAGAACTTCGGCTTTTACTTCGACTCCGCGGTGGTCGCATTGCAGTTTTTGCCAGTCCAAAATGTAATATCCTTTGTATAGTCCTGCCTCCTTCTGCCATTTTAGGCATTCTTTGATCTCCTGCCTTTCGATGCCGCTTCCCAGCATCCAGACGAACCCGGCAATCACCGCTATTACTCCTAAAACGTAAATCGCTTTTTCTATAAAATAATTCATGGTATAGATTTAATTTTTAGTCGCCGCTACAAATATGTCAGCGGCTTCGCGGATATTTTTCTCGGCTCCTTCGACCATTTCTCTTTCCCTTTTGATGAAGTTTTCGAGCCTCTCGACGAATTTTTCTTTTTTCTCCCAGTTGTAATCCAATCTCTGAATCGGCGCCAAGTGTTCAAATAATCCGCAGTACATGCCGTCGCTGACCAGTCCCCAGATTTCTTTGTCCGGATAAAGACTCGCCGCCTGCCGACCGTCCTTGAAATCAAATATGTATTTCCTGCCGTTTTTGGCCTGTACGGCCACCAGCGTTATCTTTTCCTTTTGCTCTTTGCCGAATGTTAGGCCGCTTTTTCCTCCAAGGTATGCCGGCGTGAATTTTCTGATGTGCTCCTTTTTCTCGATGATTGATTCGACTTCCGTAAAAACGTATCTCATATTTTTATATCATTACTTTATTAATTTTTATCTCTCGACCTTTCCTACTACCAATATAAATGATTCATACAACCTTGTCAAGGCCGAAATTGCCTGTTTTGTCCACTCCCCATATTCCGTCACTTTAGGCCGTTTCCGTCAATCCGACCGTTCGTCAGGGTCAGTTTTCAAAATTCGGACATTAATATATGTTGTAATCTATGCGTTATATGTAATAGTTGGCCCGAATGTCACCATCCAGTTGGTCACTTTGTCGCCAACTGAAAGCCTCTTTTGCCCTACTTATCCCTGCCTTTCCCCCAGGTTATCCCCAAAGCAAAATCCCCCTTTCGGGGGACCTGCCAGAGTGATTGGCTCTTTGAGGAGGAACCTGGGTACACCATCCTCCGCCGAGTGTTTAGCGACGGATTAGAAAACCCTTCTCCTCGATTTTATCTTAGCACGAATTTCACGTGTTAAATAGTCTTGTCTGTTTTGCCCGCGGCCTTGTTGGCCGTGTCGATCTTGAAATAAGTCCTGACGAAAACGAAGATTCCGGCTAAAGCGCAAACCGCCAGTCCGGCCCAGAGATCCGTCTTAATCAGTCCCACTCCGAACGGCGCTAAAATCAGCGCCATGTAAAGCAGTACGTCGTTTTGAATTATGTTTGTGTTCATGAATATAATTCGTTAAGTTTCGCGATTGTTTTTGGTCCGGCCGACCGACCTTGTAATTCCGCTATTTCGTCCGGAGTCGCTACTTTATATTTTGTCTGAAATTCCATGACGCCCTTGGCCGTAGCCGCGCCGTAAAGCCCGGTGCTGTCCACGTTGCTCGGGAATAATCCTTCGTATTTCAGGATATCCTGGAGCCAGATGACGTATTCATTTTTGTCGCCGAATTTCAAAGTGATGGTAAATGTATGTTTCGGTTTTTCGCTGGTTTGCGTATCGTCAAATTTGAAACAGACCGGGTAAGCCGCAAAGAAGTTTCTGATCTTAAAGAAGTCCTCGGTGATGATTCTCCTGCCCGAGTACCCGTAACCTTGGCCCCACGAGTCCTCGATCAAAAGGCATTTTTTGCCGTCCCTTAAAAAGAAATCTGTCGCAGTTATCGAGTGCTTGTCGGCTGTCTTGAATTCCAGGTCCGGATATTTTATTTCCGGTACGTTGGTCCATTCGTTGACTTTCCAGTAAAGCCAGATCATGACCGCTTTCCCGGTGGTTTGAATAACCGAGGCAATCGTGTCGATGTCCTTGGTCGGTAAAATAACAAAGTTGCCTATTTTGAAAACTTCGCCGACCTCCTTTTTATATTGGGGTATCTGCACTCCGTCCATCTGATAATCGGTTAATCCCTGGCTAGGCACCAGATCCTCCAGCGTCACGCCCTCCCTGGCTACGTTGAAGGCGTCTACGCCCTGCATTCCGGTCCCAGGCCTGTTAGATCGCCTCTGATAGATATGCGTCGCGCTAAAGTGAACGTAGACCTGATTTTTGAGCCAGTACAGTATGCCCATGAGCTTGGCCATGGTTTGAGCCACGCACGACCCGGATCCGTTCTGATTGAAAATAGGAAACTTGCGCCACTCGCTTTCAGTCTTTGGTTGCCAGTCAACCGGATTGGCCGCGGCGACAAATTCCTCGAACGTAAAATCTTTCAGTTTTTCATCCTCGGTCCTGGTGTCCACGTTGGCCCCGGTACCCTGCATTTTCTTTTTGAAGAATATCATATTTTATCTTTGAAGATTTCTATTGCTAAAAATATAAATCCGATGACGTTGACGACCAGTGTCCCGATAATCAGTCTTATTCCCCACGTCAGCCAATCGATATTGGCGTTCTGCTTGCCGTCCTGGTTAGATCCGTTCTTGATCGGTCCGGGGCATTTTCTCAGGGATTCTTTGATCCATTTCAGATTGGTATTGATTCCGCTGATATCGGCCGCGGTGTGCACCAGGTGATTGCCGAGTTTAATATCGATGTCGCAGATCCTTTCATTGATCGGGATTATTTTGTCGTCAAAAGCCTCGCTGAAAATCTGCTTGAGTATTAATTTGTCCTGCTCGGTTATTTCCATTGTTTTATTTTAGCATACTTTTAGGTGGTGTACGATTCCGGGGCGTCCTTAGAATAAAACTCATCGGCTTTTTTGTCGGTCAATTTCTGCCAGGCGACGACTCCGGCTTGCTGGATCTCAATTGTCAAAATAACTTTTCCTACGAAATAATCCACTTTGGTTATCAGCATGTTGCTATTGAAGTTGGCGGCCAACTGTTCGTCGAATCCCACGAACCGGCAAGTGTCCCCAGGGTGGATGCTCTCGATATCGTAGCCGACGTTTCCGTTTTCGTTGTTGTCGACGATTTCGCAAATCACTTTAACCGAAGGATCCTTGAATCTGGCCAGAAATCTCGCCCCTATGGCGTCAGCTGTGTCCTGATCTGATACTACCCAATCAAATTTCTTTTCAGTTCTGCGTCCGTATTGCGCTATCGAAGCCGCGTCCTCGTAAGACTGGAATATTTGACCAACTCCGTTTTCGCCGTTCCAGAAAATAAGCACGTTTCTGATTTTTTCCATGCTTCGCTGAATGGCGATCTCGCTGAAATGTTTTCCCAAAATAAAAGTATGGGTCGGATCGGCCGGCTGAGTTTTGAATTTGAAGATGCCGTATTCGTCGACGTACCAGAACATATCCTCAGGCGACATGTCCAAAATCTTATCGATCGCTTCCCGGTAAGTTTTAAGTTCAAAAAGATATTCCGCTACTTCTCCGGCCGTAGGAATATCTCCCGGGGCGTAAATGATCCTGGGGTTGGCCGTCTCGGCGCGATACCTGTCTACCACGGCCCTCATAATCAGTCCGACGTCAGCCTGATCCATGTCGCCCGAAACCGTCGTCAGTCCGAGAGTCGGTTCGGTGTAAAGCGTGCTCTGCGTGCCGTTTTTCAGAATGTCAGTCGCCAGTTTCGTGTAATATCCCAGGACGCTGACCGTGATGCCTTCCTTTTTTCCTTTGGCCCACGGGCTGAAGCTTGAAATATATCCCGAGTAAATAGTCAGGTTGGCGGCGTCCCCGTCGGTAACGGAGATCACCACTTCGTTGCCTTCCCGAAGTTCGATGCCGGTATAATTAAAAGGCACTCCCAGTTCGAGGATGCATTCTCCCAGGCCTCCGTTCAGTTCTTTTGAAAACGTCACGAATTTGGCCGCTTCCCAAAGTTTGATGAATTCTCCGGTCGGCCGGTTGACTCTGATCGTTATTTTTTTCCCGTTGTTTGTCGGCATTTAGATGTAATTTTTATAATAAGAAACTACGAGATTAACTTGGTCGATATTCGGCAAGTCCATTTCGCCTCCGAAAAGAATTCTGAACTTGCAGTCCAATGTCGGGTTATCCGTCCAGGTGGATCCGCCGTCGGTCGATTCGGCCTGATTGCCTCTCTTATAAGTCGCGTTGACTCCTTCGCCGCATGGCCAGATAAAATGATTTCCGACCGAGCTTCCCGTGGATTTGGCGACAATCCAGTATCTTGTATTAGGATTCAAAGTAAAGAGATCTCCGGCGTGAGTTTTCAGCCAGGCGTATGAGGTGCTGACGTCTCCTTTCGCTATCGTCATTTCGACGTCGTTGCTCGAGTCGTCCTTCACGCACGTGCCCGAGGGTTCGCCGTTGTTGTCGGTTTCGATACGAACCGTCAGATCGGCGGCCGGCGTGCCTAACTTTTTAAGATAGAGCGAAACTCCCTTATAAGTTTTATCGGTGTAAGGGACCATGAAGCTTTGGGCTCTCCAGTTGTTGCCGGCGATATTCGGCTGGACGTCGTAGCTTCCTTCGAAAGATTCGTCAGGGATATCGGCGAATTGAATGCTGTAATTTATCGCTCCCAAATTGAGGGTCGGGAACATTCCGTAAAATGTTTTTTCCACTCCGTTGAGCGTCACCTTTTTGGTGTCGAAATTAAATATTAAAATATCGTTATGCGCGAATCCGGCGTAATTAGTGAAGACGATTCTTTCGCCGGTGTCGGTGTTTTTGAATTCCACGCCCCGGGTATCGAGTCCCGACCATGTCCCGAAGAATGTAAAAGTCATTGTCGGTTTCGGTTTGGCGCTTCCGTAAAAAGTACAGGGCACGTCGGCCTGCGTGGTCAGAGGCGTTATTAATCCCGGACTCATGGCTGTGGTCGGGGTCGTGTCTTGCCCGATGCCTTTCATCACTATAAATTCAGCCGACCAGGGCACGAATAAAAGATGAAAGTGATCCCGGTCGAAAATGTGGTTTTGGCAGGTAGCCACGTATCTGCGCGTGCCTCCGGCAAAATCTATGTCAAGGTTTTTCTCCTTTCCCGAAAAGAGAAGTTTGAAGTTGTCGATGGCCTGTTCCAAAAGAGCCTGCGTTGTGGCGGTCAAAATTCCGGCCAAGGTTATTGTCTTTGTGCCGTATCTTTCCGAAATCAGAATGGCTCCGTCCTCCCGGGCCAGCTCCATGATTTCAAGCGCTCTTTCGGGCGCCGATTCGTGTTTGACATACCTCGGAATGTATGTCGTATTCAGTATCTCAGTATTGTCGAATTTAATGCTTGGCATAGTTTTATTTGTTAGACGATATTTTATACCACCCGTCCTTTGATCTCTTGTCCTGGCTCAACGTGGTCGCCCGTTTTCTCTTGAGATACCCCTTTTGACCCCATTCCTTACTTCCCGGCCACCTGGTTCAATTCGGCGATCCTGTTAAGGCTGGCTATGGCTTCCTCAATGATTTTCTTTATCCCGTCGTCTCCGGCCACGGCGTCATTGAAGTTAAAAACGAAAGATTGCTGGGTTGCCCCGGCCCCGATTGATCCTAAGAATGATGTTCCTTCCTCGGTGGCTTTTTCAAAGAATCCGGGCTGGGAAATCTGCACTTTTCCTTCAAGCAGGAATTTCTCACGCTCCAATTCCTCCTTTTGCAGTTCGAGTTTTTTCTTTTCGGCCTGGTCGTTGATTTCCTTGATCTCTTTGTCGTGAGATTCTTTTAACAAATCCAGATCGTCCTTGGCCAGTTCGGTGTTAAGATTTTTGACTACCCCGTTGGCCTTGTCGACGATGGCCTGCTCTTTCGCTTTTTCAGATTCAAGTTCAGCTATCCTGCTTCGCCATCCCTTAGACATCGATTCCTTCTCTTTGGAAATCTGATCATCAATATTTTTGATTCTTTCCTGGGCGTTTTTGGCCAGGTTCTTGGCGTCAGTCTGATATTTTTCCTCGGACTTAGCCAGACTGTCGGCTGTCTGTTCGTCCAGATCCGACATTTCCTGCCTTAAAGTGGCGATAGCTTTTGCCTGATCATTAAATGCGCTGACGATATTTTTTGAAAGTTGTTTGAATGCGTCCCCGGCCGAAGCGGCATATTCTTCGGCCGCTTTTTTGGCCGCTTCCTCGCGGGCCTGTTCGACGACCAATGCTTTGCCTTCCTCGGTTATGGCTTCGGTCTGGTCGTTAACCCAGCCCGGTATTTTAGTTGCCGATAAAGCCCACTCCTTGCTTGATGTATCAAATTTTTGCCAGGATTCGTAAAGAAAATTGAAGGCGGTTAAAAATCCTGTCCCGATGGTGCTTTTGAATTCCTCCCACCGCGTCTGCATGATCTTAACTTTCTGATTCGTATTGTCGGCCATCGTCGAAGTGTTCACTGTCACTTTTTGTTCGATCTTATTCAAAGCGTCCAGTACGTCGATATCTTTTTGCACTTCGATTCCAAAGGTCGCCAGAGCGCTCCTGGTGCGTCCCAATAATAAACTGTTAAGAGCTTCGACGTTGCCCGAGTAGTTGCCCATGCCCGAGGCCGCCAGCTCAGTGGCTAATGTCGAAAGGTACATGGCCGATTTGGCGTTCCCGGTGGTTTGAATGAGCCTTAAAAGTCCGGTCGATGTTTCGGATGTTCCCTGTCCGAGATTGACCATCTTGTCTATAAAAGAATTAAGTTCCGGAGAAGCCGATGCTATCCCTAAATGATTAATCGCCGCGGTCAGTTTGAACGTGGCGTCCTCGTCCTGCAAGGCAAGTTTAGTGCAGTCTGAAAAAAATGAGACGAGTTCCTTTCCGGCGTAAAGCGCGGCTCCGATCGCTCCCAATTTAGTGAGGCCGGCCGTCAATGACGAAGTCGACCCCTCGAGAGTCTTGATGTTATTGCCGAGCGATTTGAAGGCTGACCCTGTCTGATCCTCAGCCCCGAATTTGACTTTGAAATCTTTAGCGTCTGCCATAGATTCTTTTTTCCATTTTTTTACTGATGCCCATAATTTGGATCATCTCCTCGATGAAGAACCGCGGTTGCTCCATCAGGTCTTTGTAATTCCAGCCGAACTCTTTGCATATCAGGTAATTGACGTACTCCCTGGGCATGTCGGTTGAAATCCCTTCAAGAAAAAATACCAGCTTTTTAGTTAGCTCTTTTTTTTTTCCGATCTGGCCGAGGTTATTTCGTTGGCCTTGGCCACTAACGGCTGGACAACTTTTTTCGGAAGATCCCTGATGCTGTCCGGAGTGATCGGCAAAGGTTGGCCGTCGTCGCCTTCGATGTTCCAGGATTGGACCATCTTTGAAAGAATAAAGATTCCCCGTTCGTTGAGGTCGGTCACTTTGAAGCTTTCCTGGTATTCGTACCACGACAGCTCCTCTTTCATTTTAACGACTACGTCCGTGTCAGGTATTTTAAGCTCGATGATTTTTACTAAGTCTTTTAATTTCATGGTGTTTGTTTTGATCCGGGGGCCGGCTGTTTGCCGGCTCCCCGAATAGGTTAATTTTATGACTCGTCGTAGTCTTCGCCGGGCGTTCTGTTGACCAGAGAAATCTCGATAGCCTTTCCGTCGCCCGAATCGTACAGCGCTTCGAATTTCTGCTTGTCGAAGATGTAAGCTCCGGTTTCCAAAGGATTCTCGTTAGTAATCAGCTTCACTTTGTGGAATTTGACAGTCAGTTTTTCAGAAGTCGAAAAGTCGCTCTTGATGAATCTGCCCGTAACGATGGCCGTCACGGCTTGTTTGACCATTTCGATCCATTTCTGGTGCTGGGTCGGATTCTCGAATAATCTTGAAAGTTCCACGCTTCCTTCCCTGACCTGGTTAAGCAGAACCGAGGGTCCGGTGGATCCTGATGCCGGCGCGTCCAGCAAATTATTTTTCAAACTGAATGTCAGGTTATAGCAAGGAGTGGCTGTCGTTTTCGAGGCGGCGGCCGTTGTCGCCGATCCTTCGGTCGCTCCGACTCCGATAAGGGCGTTGCCCATGTAGAACGGTTCTCTGGCTGTGCCGTAGCTCGGTGTTTGAGCCAGTAAAGAAACCGTATCTCCAATCGAGGCGGTCACGCTTGTTGGAGCGAAAGTGATCGTCTTTTTATCGGCGTTGACCGTTAAAATAGTGAGGTCCACTCCGCCGACTCTGATCACGTCTCCGGCTTTCAATGCTTCGGCCGGCCGTAAATCGTAATCGGTGCTCAAGACCAATGAAGTCATGCCCGGTCCGGTTAAAGCGGTAGCGAGCGATGCTGAGAAGAATTGCCCTAAAGCTTTAATGGTCAAAGTTCCGACCATCTTGTTGTCCTGAAAATCTACTTTAAGATTTTCGGCTCTGACTCCGTAAATTCTCTGGGCGAAATCTCCCCTCGATATTTCAATGGTATAATGCTTGCCGTCTCCGACCACGAATTCGTGCGTGTACCCGTCCCCGGCGCTCCCCGAGCTTGAATCCAGGGCGTACGTCATATTCAGCAAGTGTCCTAAGACGTCGGCGTCGCAGAAGACTTGGAGATCTCCTTCGATATTGCGCGATCCTTTTAAGACGTCATCCGATTTCCAATCGATGCCTTTCATCCGGCGATCAGCTGTCAGGTTCGGATTAAGCCTGATGCTCTCGCTGATGAGCGGAACGAAAATATCCGGTATGACCGGAGTGGCCGCATCCGCCTGCGGTTTGATAGCTAAGTAGCTTTTATCTGATAAGAAATTCATTGTTTTATGTTTTATTATTTGATTATTTAATAATTCGGCACTATGACTACGCAATCAACGCGGAACGTCGCGAAATTGAACGTCCCGGCCGCGACCTTGAAGTCAAGTTCGAATTCGACGACCCTGACTATTTCAACTTCCCCGGCCAAGTCAGGATCCTGGTCGAAAGAAGTCAGGATTGCGTCCGATATCTGCGTCATGATAGCGTCCGCTTCCTGCTTGGTTTTTCCTGCAATACTCTGCTCCTGATACAATTTTATCAAAAATTGAAATGTCCTCTCCACCCGGTTCGTATCGATCGTGTTTCCCTTGCCTCCCACCGGAGTGATCACGCAGACGGGATATTTCGAAAAATCCCCTTGCCCGTAAGGAAAGACCTCGCCGAAAACTGCCAGACCTTCCATCTTGTCCTTCAATAAAGTTTTAAGTTCGTCAATCGTTGTGGCCATTGTTTTATTTTAGCATGTTTAAGACGTTCTGTAATGCCTGGCTGAAAAATGACTCGATCTGCCTGGTGCTGTTTCTGATAGCCCTCTCAAAAAAAGGATTCGCGCGCGTCCCCGGGTGATGCACCAGCGTCCCGAAGAATTCCCCTGTCCTCTTATTGGCCAGGACTCTTTTGTTGACCGGCACTATAATGTGCGGCCTGGTTCCCTGGTGGACGTATAAAGCGTACGGCCTGTCAGCCACGATTTCTCCTTTCAGTTTTGAAATCAGTCTGGCCCGGATATTCTGCTTCAAAGTGTTGCCGGTCGAAATTCCTTTGTTGGCCGGCGCCTCTCTGACCGCCTGAGTCTTGATTGTTTCAATCGATTTATAAACCGCTTTTGAAAGTTCGTCGGCCGTCTTTTGCGGCGCCCGGTTGACTGCGCTTCTGAATGCGTCCAGACCTTCTATTTTTACGACAATGCTGACCATAATTTTAGTTGTTGAATTCTCTGATCCTCAGCTCCATGTGGTCGTCGACGTCTCCCTGCTCGAATCTCCTGACTCCGACAACCTTGTACTCCTGGCCTGTTCCCATATCGATCACTTTGTCCCCTTCCAAAATATCGAGCAAATCGCAGTACATTGTAAAATCCTTGCCGAAGTTTCCGTCTAAGTCCTCGGTGTACGAATCGTCCAATGCCTGAATGTGGCAAGCGACGCTGGTCAAATGTTCGTCATAAATTTCCATGCTTTCCTCGCCCGATTCGTCGGAGTCCACCAGCCTCTCAATGTCCACTATTTTGTCGTATTCGATTTCAATGTTGCTCATTTTAGAAAGTGTGTTTTTTATAATATTTTAAGATCTCAGGGACCCGGTCGAAATCTACCCACTGCTTTTCCGTCTTGTAAGAAACCGAGTAATTTCCGATCGTTTTGCTTTGCACTTCGCCCTCCGACTGGTTAGAGAAATTGATGATGCCCGATACCAGGACCGTCGCCACCAGCGCTATGTCCTCCGGCACGTCCACGCTATACCCCCACTTGGCCTCGATTTTGACGTTCTGGCGTCCTTTGGTGAAGATTGCGTAGTCTGACTCGATTGTCCTCTTGGGCGTCCCGTTGGCCGGGTAAACGTAATAATCCTCTCCTTCGACCAGTTCCTCGTCGTCCACGGTCACTTTTGAAACGCTCACGCAGTCGTCGATCAAAAGTTTTCCGGATCCGTCGCCGTCGTAGATCCTTTCGGTGTCGCCGCCGCTTTCGTCCTCAGCCACGAAATTTCTCCCGGTAATTTTATCGATATATTTTTCGATCTGGCCGATCCAGGTATTGACCTGGTTGTAAAAAGTCGGATCGATTGTGATGAGGAGATAATTCTCGATCTCCTGCCTTGAAGTGTAACCTTTCATGTTGATTTATTTTAGCACGTTTTTTATTGTCAAGCGAATTAAGTTTTTAACAGCTTCTTATACGGGCTCGACTTTTTCCCGTAAGGGCTGGTTTTATCGGTGTAAGGATAAATTCTCATGACATACTGCATCGATTTAGTAATTGCCGGCTTACTGGTTTTTATTTGATATTTAAGTTGTTTGGTTATGGCTATCGTGTGCACTCCGACCACGTATGCCATGCCTTTTTGAATCGAATGATTGGCTTTGACCGCGTACCTTAATCCCTTGGTAATCGCCGACGATTTTCTGATATCGTATCTCAACGCTTTTATTTGCGCGGCCGGGGTGGTTGTCACGGTGTATTTTACTTGCTTTAGCTTGATCACCGCTGACTTCACTTCGTATTTTAGATCCTTTTGTATCGAGATGACCGTCACGTTCTTTATTTCGTATTGAATCGCCTTAGTTGTCGCCGCCGGCGTGGCCTTGATGGCGTACCTTAAACTTTTAGTTGTGGCTAACGGAACAGTTTTGATTTCGTAAGCCAAAGTTTTGGTCTGCGCAGAGGGAGTCGTTTTGACCAGATATATAAGTCCCTTTGTTACGGCCGACGGCGCCTGCTTAATTGAATATGCCAGACCTTTTGTGATCGTGGCCGGGACCGTCTTAATGGTATACTTCAGTTCCTTTGTTTTGGCGCTTGGTACTGATTTTATTGCATACTGAACGCCTTTTTGAATGCCAACTGTCTGAAATAAAATCCTGTACTCCAACGCCTTAGTCGTTGCGGCCGGGGTGGTTAATATCGTGTATTTGATGATCTTGGTAACAGCCGGCGGTATAGTTTTAATTTCGTATTGAAGCGTTTTCTGTTTTGCGGCTGGAGCGCTCTTGATCGCGTATTGCAGTCCTTTTGTTTTTGTTATCGAAGACCTGACCGCGTAAATCAAAGCTTTTTCCTTAGCCGATGGGATTGTCTTGATTGAATAAATAAGCGCTTTCGTTTTGGCCGCGGGGGCGCTCTTTATAGCATATTGTAAAGAAGCCGTTTTCGCGGTTGAAGTTATATATGCCACCGTGCTTCCGTACGATGTGCCCACCGAATTGACGGCGTATGCGCGCACCCGATAAGCCGTTCCGGCTGAAAGGCCTGTAATTGATTTATAAAAAGCTCCGGTTCCAAAGTCACCATCGTCATAAACCACGCTGTCTGCCGTGGTCGGATCTCCGGAATCTCCGGCCTTATAACAAAATCCTCTCCTCGTGGCATTAGCTCCTCCGGTGGCAGTGATGTTTCCGTTTCCTGTTCCGCTTGTGGTCGCTTTATCTGATACCGCTTGAGTGGTGACGGTCGGAGCCACTGGTTCCTGTAAATCAATATTCTGGACAACTCCTTGAAGTGTATCGGAGTATGGAAGGTAATAATTAGCGAAAGCAAATAGATATCGCCACTTTACTGTCCCGAATCCAGAGATAGAAAGTGTATCTACTAAACTGGTTCTCCCTGAGTCGCTGTATATTTTAAGCGTGGCCGTATCGTTTCCTGCCGCCCTCTCAAGTTGCATATAATAAATCGTATTATTAGAAAGCGATGGGGAATCATCCTGTACGAGGTCGCCGCGGCTAAGCGAGAATGTGCTTCCATAACTTCCATCAATCGTCATTTTGATAAGAAGGTCTGTTGAAGCCGCTCCGTTTTGGCGAAATCCATTGGGGCTTGCTGGCGAGGCCAATATCATCGATCCCATATTTCCCGTACTTCCAGCGGAATGCCCAGTACTCATCTCTAAAAGGACATCTAATTTATCGAAATGATCCGCCCCAAAGTCCTTGTACAAATTAAGTACCGTATTACTGCTACGGTTGAAATTTACACCAAGTTTATTAGTTCCTGTGAGAGTTAACCCAGATATAGAGTCGTTTTCGGTGTATCCTGTTAAATCCTCCGTACCTGGATTACCAATCAAATATTTAGGAATTTTCCATCCATGTTTTTCAAACCACCAGCAAAGGTGGATTGGTTTCCAAAGTTCAAATCGTCTTTTAAGTTTTTTAATTGATTCTTTTATCATATTTCCTCCAATATACTCTCTTTTCCTCCCGACCTCCCCAAACCCCACTCCCCTACCCTAAGGCCCCTCTTGCCTCGGATTCTGCCCTCTGGTAACCTCCGAGGAAGCCCTCGTCCCTTAGATCTCGAACTTGGTCAGGTCGACGTCGTCCTCCGGGCTCTGGACTATCCGATCGTCCGGCAGGACGTAGTTCAGATTGAATTGATCCTGGTACTTGTACCCGAAAATGATGATCCTGGCTTTCCGCTCTTTTTCGGTCCCGACTTCAAATATAAAATTGCGGTATTTGTGGATCAGCTTCATGCCTTCTCGCCAGGGTATATCGATCCTCTTTTTCATGTCGTCGGTTTTATAAAGCACGGCCATTTTGATTTGGTTCTGGTCCACCTCGCCGATCTGATGAAAAGTTCCGTCGTCCCCGAACTGGTGCAGTTCCCGTCCGTCCTTATAAATCACTCCCCATCCCCACCTTTCGAGTTCGGCTTCAACCTCGACCGTCCTTTGTCCCGAGGTCGATTCCGGATCCGCTATTGTTTTTTTCAAAATAAATTTCATGGTGTTTGGTTCTCTTTTTTTAAGAATAAGTATGCGAGCATTAATAGTTTGGCCCAAAGCGGCGCCAGGACGAATCCCATCAGTCCGAAGAATAGCCCGATAGTAACAGTTAAATTTGTTTCTCTTTCCATTGCTTTAACGAAAATCCCGGTTTGTACCGGGATTCTCTGCTTTCGTTTGCATTGAATTGCGGTACAGGGGCATTGAGTTGCCCGGGTTTAATATTTATTTTGCGCGCGCTTTTCCCCTCGCTAAGGCCGCCTTTGAAACTTCCTCGAAGTCTTTTCCGAGGTGGCCGGCCTGTGTCGGCTTAAAGCCTGTCTTTTGGCACTTATGCTTTAAGTATGCTTCCTCGGTCGAAAATCCCTTAGAGCAACTTCCGCAAATGTGGTTTTCCATAGGCTTTAAGCCGTTTCATCGTACTGGTAATTCATGGTCATCGTGGCCCCGGCTGTCGCCGATCCTGTCGTTTGTATCTGATGGACCAGATAATCCGAATAGCCTGCCGCCACTAACGATCCTGACAATGATCCGCCGATTCCGAGGTTCGCCCCGGTTGGAGTGGATGTCGGCATGGTTTCGGTGTAGCCGTAAGTCGCCGATCTATCCGTGTTTTTAGGACCTTCGCCGGCGCCTGTCGGAAATGTCTGCGCTCCGCCGTAGGATGCTTCCCTGGCGTTGGTTTTGTGCGAAGCGTTGGCGCCAAGAGCAGTCGTTCTCCAGACCTTCAAATTGTCGATCTTTGAACTGGTGCTGATATCGCTGACGTGGATCCTCTGCCATTTCTCGAAAGAATTGGTGCCCGGCGTAATCGGATAAGCGACCGGATCGAGGTTGACCGCTTCAGTCGAACCCATGTTTGAGTTCGTGATATTGTGGGTGATCGTCGGTGTCGTGCCGTTTGACTCGCAAATTTCTACTGTTGCTGGCATGGTGATGAAACGTTTTTAGTTGATAATTTTCTCCTGCGCTTCGACCGCTTGGCGCAGGGCGTAACTTTAATCATTTTGTCCCTTTCGTTGTTTAGCATATTTTTCCATTAAGAGTCTCATCAGGAGAGCGGTTTTTCCGCTCCCCTGTCAGATTCCTAAGTATTAGGCCTGAGGCGAGCTTGAAGCTCCGGCTTCCAAGACTGTCGCGGCTTTCGGCAAGGCTACCACGTAGCCGACTCTTTCGACGATTCTCAAACCGACCATGTCTTGCTCGGCAAGATTGATTTCGGTCTGTCCGTCGGTGTCGGTGATGGTCGCTTCCTCCAAAAGCTTGACTCTCAATTGCTGTTTGTCGCCAAACACGCAACTCTGCTTTAAGTTTCCGAAGACGATGTATTGATCACCGTCGACGATTTCAGAAACCGCAGGGAACGCATCCGAAGTTTCGTACGGGTAATCCCAGATAGTGCCGGGTAATCCGTTGGCTGGCGCCTGGAAGATATATTGTCCGTCGTTCGATTTCAGTTTCCTGATGACTGACAATACCGTTCTGTGGAAATAGAACTTGGCTCCGGTCAAAGCCCCTGTCGGCGTAGCGTCGATCATGTCCAAGAGGTCGTCGGCGGTTAAATCTGCGACTCCGCCCGATGCCTGAGGCACGATGTTGACGTCGGGGTTATTCAATAACCCGATCCAAGGCGAACCGATACCGGCGAAGAATTGGATATCTTCCTCTTTCGCGACGGCTTCCGCAAATAATGTCGCCACTAATTGAGTAAGATTGATCGCTGAATCCTCCAAGATTTCCTCGGTGAACGGCACGATCGCGGCCAATTTCTTCAAGGTCTGAGTAACAATGCTGAATTTAGGCTGAGTGCTCTGCTTTTTGTTGCCCTCTCCGGTCCAGAAAACCGAGACGGAAGTTCCCAAAGCGGGAATCGTTCTCGAATTGCCGGGTCCGCTGAAAGGCAAGTAAAGCATTTCGCGTCTGGCTAAACCGTACTGAGTTTCCATGATCCTTAAGACTTCATTCCTTAATTCAGTCGGGATCAAAAGTCCGGCGTCAGAATCGTCGGGAGCTGATCCCGATGTGTCTGTCGTTAGGGCTTTGCATTTCGCTTTATCCCCTGACATTAAAGCTCTTAAGAATTCCCTGGTTAATTTGCTGTGAGGATCCACTTCCTTTTTGCCGTTGCTGAGAATTTTCTCGCGGGCTTCGGCGACTCCTGCCTTAAAGTTGCTGATCAACTCGGTAGAGATCCTTTCCACCGATTTTTCGAGGCTCGAGTTAAGCAATCCCTTGACTGCTTCTAAGTCCAATGACTTTTCCGATTCTAAGATACCGGCAAACTTCGCCTTGGCCGCGTCGTCCATTTCGGCGACGTGCTCTTTCAAGAACGACTTTTCCTCATCGTTCAGGTCCTTGGCTTCCTTCGCTAAAACGTCTTTCAATGTAAGCATGTGTTTTAAGTTGGTTAAGCTATCCTATTTCTGAGCTCTTTTTATCGCCCATAGTTCGCGGATAGCGCGGTTGATTAAGCTTACCGGGATTTTTTTATTGCCGCCCTTATTCAGGGGTAATCGACCTTTCTCTGCCACTTGGTTATCGGCTTCCGCAACGTCGTTCAGCACCCCGGTAAGGGTCCTGATGGCCGCGCGTATGGTTTCAACGTTAGATTTGGAGATGGCCTCGACCGCTTTTTCCGCTTTAACGGCCGGTTCGGGGCATCCGCCCTCAGAAATCATTTTTATTTCCTCCTCGGAATATTCTTTGAATTCAGGCACTTCTTTTTCAAAATCCTTGTAGTGTTTGGCTAAGTGATTATAAACTCCTTTGCGGTCGGCTTCGGGAATATCCACGCCTCCCCGGCCTCCTAGTAATGCTCCCATGGCCGCGGCCACTCCTTTCCAGACTGCTTTCAGACCGTCGGCTTGGTGATGAGGCAGTTTATAACTTGCTTTGACGTCGGCATTCCCTGAATCAAACCACGCGCAAATCGCTTTCAGTTTTCCCATGTCGTCTCCGCAATCGGCGATCTGCGCCGGACCGTCCCAGGCTGTCCCTTCGTCGGCGTTGCCGTGATCCGCGTAAGCAATCGCGCCTTTTTCCAGTTCCTTGACGTCGATGCCTTTGGTTTTGGCTAAAGCCAATTGATCGGCTCCGACCGGCACGGCTGAAACTTCGTACAGTTCGTTTGATGTCAGAAGCGCCACGTCGCTTCCAGGAGATGCTTCGTACTGGTTATTATTAAATCCTACCGAAAACGCTTTTTGAAAACCTCCTTTGATTAAAGCGTAAATGGTGGCCGCAAAAGGATATTCGTTGACCGCAAACTGCATTTTCCCGGCCAGAATGTTTTGAGCGTTCACTCCGATCTCGATCATTTTTGCGATGGGCGGGCTGTAATGATCGTGCGCCCAAAGAACCACGGGATTCTTAAGATAGTTAGTCAGATCCCATCCGGACTGAATAACGATGTCCCCTTGGCGGTCCTCGATCTGGTGCGAGAACTCTCCTTCGACGATATAATTTTTCTCGTCAACGCTCTTGACGGAAAAGTTAAGGGTCCTGGCCAGATTCTTTTCGCTCTTGATTAGTTTATTCATGTTATTTTAGTATAGCAAATAATTAATTAAAGCACTACTCCAGGAAAGCCGCGCCTAAAACGCAACGGCAGTTCGGCTCCTGCGGATATTGCAATCCGTTCGAAAACGGATCATTGATGCCGACGATTTCGCCGCCGACTCCCACTCCGTCCTGATGTTCTAATCTCACCCGTTCGTCCCCGGCGTTGATCCATTCCTTGCCGTTGGCTACGCCCGACTGCTTATATCCTTCGAGCATGCCTTCGTTATTCGAGGCCGTCGCTTCGGTCCTCGCGATGAGTTCGCTCCTCCACGCCGGGAAGTCCCCGTATTCCGCTTCCACGCGGTTTGCGAGTTCTCTTATTCCCTCTCCGGCCGCCATGCCTTCGGCCAGCGTGTCGCTTAGCCCTTGCAAAGTCGTACTATTCACCGACTCGGCGAACTCCTGGGCTCTCTTTTTAATAAAAGCTCTGACTCTTAATGTAGTTTGAAAATCCTCCTGGGGAGCGATCATGTCCAAAGCCTCGATGCCGGCTTCTCTTAAATAAGATTCCAAATAAGGCGTGATGAATTCTATCGCCAGGCCGTCCTCGCTCTTTTTATCGAAAATTCTCTGAACGCTAACCACGATCTTTTCAGCTTTAGAATCCTTCTGTTCGTTCAGTTTAGCTAATACCCGGGCTTGCTGTCCCATGGCGAATCCGTTGGCCCCTTCTTTTAATTTCAAAGTCTTTGAGTCTATTTTTTTATTGACCATTTCAGCGAATGCCTTTTTGAGTTCGGCAGTCGTGAAAAACGGCTTGTAGTTTTTAGCCGAGCAAAGTCTCGAGCATATTCCCTCGGCCATGCCCACTACCTGGTCGTGAGTCAAATCAGGTCTGTCGACTGTGATCTCAGGTATTTTTCTGGCCACGCAGTCGTTAACCGACTCGTTGTCCTGCCGGCAGGCGGGAGATTTAGTTATCTTTACTTCCTTTTTTTTCATCCCTGACAAAACCTTTTCGAGATCCTCTTTCATTTCGAATTTCTTTTGGAGCCAGTAATGACCCTTAAAGCTGAATCGCTTTACCTTTTCCTGTTTGCCTGTTTCAAAAGCTTCGGCTTCGTTTTCGCCTCCGAGTTTGACTGATTTAGTTTCGGCCTGGCTTAATCCTCCGACGGCCTGGTTGATTATAGGCATATAAATGCTCCAGCCTCCTTTGATCGCCGGCAGTCCTTCTTTTTGTCTGACTTCGTTGATCAATAAATAATTCGATTCGATGCCTTCTTTGTTTTCCCGTAATTGTAAATCCCTGTTGGCCGGTGTCGGATCCGGGAAGTCGATATAGAATTCCTCGCCGAAGTCCGGGTAAATCATCATTTCGTTTATCTTTTCCACGAGCCTGGTGATTTCCGGTTTGATCACTTCGCTTAAAAAGATATACATGGCCGTTTCCGCGTTGGCCCGGTTGACGTCGTCGGTAACTGCGACAATGGGCTTTGGTACTCCGAAAGCCACTAAAATGTCGTCCCGTGTGAATTTCATTGATTCGATGTAGTCCATTTCCTTCTGCGTCAAAGAGATGACCTGGTACTCCATGCCTCCGTCCAAAATAGCCACCTTGGAAGTCTTGCCGACTCCTCTGAATTTCTTTTCCCAATCCTCCCTGATTTCTTTTTTCTGATCGGCGTCCAAAGCGTTGGTCGGATTCTTGATGACTGCGTCGGGCCTAGCCGAGTTGACGAAAAAGTCCCGTTGATATCTTGAGGCGTAATCCTCCGTTTCGACCCTGGTCTGGCAGGGCTTTATCGGGCTCATGCCCAAATACTGGCTTAACGGATCAGGATATTTGAAGTGAATCACGTCCTCCGGCGCCAATGATACGACTGCGCCGTTCTCTTTGGTAAACTTATACTCCTTGATAAATTTGGTTGGGTCCGTAATGATCGTCATCCAATCGGGTCTTAAGTTCCAAAGCTCCACTACTTTGCCGCCGTTGTTTCTGACTTTGTACCAGAATGCGTTGCCGGTGCATTTCATGTTGATCATTGTAATTTCCAAAAACTCAGACTTGGTCTGAAACGGATTGACTTTGTATAAAAGGTCCAATGCCGGATGAGATGTTATTTCCTTGACGTCTCCCTTTGAGTTGATGATCCGGTACATTTCAAAAGGAATGCTCGCCACTTTATTGGCGATCTTTGAGATGCAGGCGAAAACGTATAACGATTTTCCGTACTGCTCGAGATAATTTTTATCGGTAAATTCGGGAGCCAGAATCTTAGAGAGAATTTCAAGTCCCCCGGTGGTGACGATGCCGTTGTCTTTTTTCTTTGTTGAAAATATATTTTTCCAGATGGCCATGTGATTAAATTAGTATAGCACTAAATTTGCCTGTCGAGAAGTCAAGTGCTTAAGTTATCCACACCCTTAAAGAAATGTCACGCCGGGCACCGCTCTGTTTCTCATTCCCCAGGCAATCGCTCTTGATAAAACTCTGTCGTCGTGCTTGCCCTTCTTGGCTTCGGGTTTATTGCTGTCGGAATATTCCATGTCCCTGAGTTCTCCTTCGGCTTCCCGGTAAGTTTCAATCAGATCTGTTTTCCGGTAGGCCTCCTCCAAATCAGAAATCATTATTGGGCGGTTGGCCCCGGTCGTTTCCCATTCAATATGTTTGATTCTTAACGCTATCGCTTTTTGCACGTGCGCTACGCCCACCCCGTTCTTTTCGACTCCCAGGAAGATATTAAAATTATCCATTACCTTTTTTACTTTCAGCCAGAAGTGGTCGATTGGTTCCGTGCTTGTAATTTCAAA